AATAATTCAGGCAATGAAAAGTTATTTATATTTTCATAAGTTGTAAAACTAGCTAAATCTGTAGTATTAGAAGCTTGAAATTCTATAGTAGGTTTAGGATTACCACCATTCAAAGTAGGAAACCAAACATTTAGCGTATAACCTCTAAAATCACTCCATTCTATTGCATCTGTGGTAAAATCTGCATCAGCTGGATAAGTAACAACATCAGTTGAACTAACTCGTACCGTTATTTGTTCCTTTATAGCCATACTTCAACCTCTTTATGTTGTCCATTATATTCAGGGTAAGTACTAGAGTTTTCACAAATAAACCACTGTATTGTATTATAATATCCTAAAGCAACGTTAAAACGCTCATTTAACCCCATTTGAATAGTAGTTACACTAGTTGCGTTACTAAACTCATTCTTTACATTACCGCTTATTGTATTGTGAAAATCAGAATCACGTACTATATTAAAATAACAAAAGCCTTTTAACATTTCCTTCATCCCTTTTGATTCTCTAATACAAGAATTATCATCTAAATAAATAGCGTTGTAAATATCTAAGAATCTAGCCGTTTGAGGCACACCCCCAACTAAATCAGCTACAAATAAATTGTATAACTCAACCCCTAACAAATCACGCAAAAAATCAGCTTCATATTCTTCAATATAAGCTTCTATCTTGTCGTTTTGATTTGCGCCACCATTACTAATAGCGTAAAATCCTGTAAAATCTGTGGGTGTTAAAAACATTTTATTTATTTTTTATCGTTACAATCATCACAAGGTTCGTCTGTTTCACCACAACCTTTGCACTCATTTTCAATTACTTTCTTAACTACTTTTTTCTTTGGTGTAGCTACTTTTTTCTTAGGTTTAGGAGTTTCTTTAGTTTCCTCCGCTACACCTAAAGCTATTAATCTAATAGCTGAAGCATTATCAACTGTTAGAATAGTGTCTTTCTCTAGGTGCAAGTATTCTTTTATAAATTTTACTTTCATATACCACCAAAACCCCGCTACGTTAATAGCGAGGTAATGATTTGTATTTTATACAATTATGGTGCTGTAATAGCTGCAATTGCTACTGCAACATCAGAACATTTCATGAACGCATCTCTATCAATTAATCTTACATTAAATTGTAGTCTTTCAACTCCTACTAAAGTAACTAATTCATGTTCGATATTATCCTTATTCTCATAAGATGTTGCTACTGTAATAGCTTGTCTATCTAAAATCTCACCTTTAGAAGAATCAAATACATAACAAGTGTTAGCAACTACGATTGGAGAAGTTACAACTCTCATACCAGCAATAGTTGCTACTGTATCAGATAAAGTATGGATTAACTTGTTACCGTTATCATCTTTTAAGTTTCTGTAGTTAACAAAATCTTTATAGTTCATTACTAAAGTGTTAGCCATCCATGCGTTATTTTCTCCAAAAATAGAGATTTGAGCGCCCATAGCGTCTACTAATTGCTCTAAGTTAGCATCTGCAAAAGGAGTACCAGTAGCAACACTAAAATCAGCTAAAGCATTAGCTGGGTTAAATTCACTAGATACTGTCTCAATTGATAACATATCTGTAGAAGCTACACCAGTTCCTAAAAGTAATTCATAATCAGCTTTTAATTTAATCGACTCATCTATTAATTTTCTCATAGAAGATTCAACAAAAGAATAATCAGATAACATATCAATACAAATATCAATAATATCTCTAATTTTAGCTAACTCAACTGTTCTCTTTGCCCAAGTTTTTTTAGTGTTATGAGTAGAAGTCGCACAAGCTACAACAAACTTAGCGTCTCTTGTTACTACATCTTCTTCCCAGTAATGGAAGTATTCACCATTTACTGGACGTCTAGCGAATAAATCCATAATAGACGTTTGTCTAACTGGTTTTAATCCAATAACTGGATCAATAGTACCTAAGTAATCTCTATCTCCAATATCAGTTGCTACTTCTGTAGCTTTAGTTACAAAGCTAAAACCTTTATGAGCTTGATTTTTATTAGCTTTCATTTCAGCTAATACAGCTGAATTTTCTTCAATGTAAGATCTTAATCCTTTAGAAGCTTCTTTATCTTCTTTACTCTGTCCGTTTTTTACTGCTATTGCAATCTCTCTGAAATCCGCCATAATTAATGCGTTTTCTTTTGCAGTAGTTTCTTTTAACTCTGTAATCAAAGCATCTACATCTTCTTTAGTGTATTTGTTTGCAGAATCTTCTTGCATAGTTGCTAAAGCTTTTTCTTGCTCTGCGCTATGTTCTTTAATTAGAGCTAATTGCTCGTTGTTTTCTTTTGCCTCAAACGTTTCTTTATTTAACGATTTTGAAGTCAAAAATTGTTCAAATGTTTTGTACATTTTTTTCTTATTTTAATTAATAAATATCAGTAAAACTCCATGCCTTACCTTGTGTTTGAGTGTCTTTCAACGGCTCTTGTATTTGAGTGTCTTTATTAGACGGCTCAGAATATATTATAGGGGTTGCATCATTACTACCTAAAGTAACCATACTTCCCTCATTTCTTATTGCTAATTGCTTTACAATCCATAAATAACCGTCCTTTTCTACTTCTTCTTTGTTGGCTATCTGGTTTATAATATTGTCGTATGCTTTTTTCTCTGCTCTTAAATCCTTATCCTCACTATTAACAGCTAATACAATATCTTTGTATATCATACTAATACTATTTTGAACTGGTAACTTTTGTTCAATAGCTATTCTAGCGTCATTAGGTGAATAATCTTGTAGATTAGTCTTAAACATTAATAGTTCAGTTGTTCCCTCATAAGCTCTACCTAGGTCAGACCATTTAACAGTTTTCATTAACATCTCTACGTCATTAGGGTAAGCTATAATTTTACCTATACTTAAATCATGATTCATTGCATAATGAACCTTGCCTTTTTGCTCTTTTACAGTCTTATTCATAGAGCCGTTATCGTGAACGTCTTTATGTGAATCCATATACATAGTATTAGAAATAATAGGGTAAATAAACCCTTCTTCTAATCCTGCTATAGTTTTATCATTGCTGTCTTTTAATGATATTATATTACTAATACCCTCACTATTTTTTACAGTAGCTTTTTTTAAAGATATAATCTTGTCAGCATTAGCCTTTAACGCCTTAAACATTTCCTCTTTATTCTCAAATTCTGTATTTAATTCTTTGCAAATCATTTTTCAATGGTTTTATTATCTTTTAAGGCTTTTAACTTATCTTTTATGGATTTAGTAGCCTTTTCGCTTAATCCTTTTTTTCGTAGTAAGTCTTGTATTTTATTCGCTTTCGTTTGTTCCATCTCCTACTATTTTTTTTGCTCTATCTTCATCAAAATTATAAACCGTCATTAGTATTTCAACCTTACCACTAGCATCTGTAGTGCTAGATAATACATCTTTAATTCCTAAAGCGTTTATCCTATCTTTTTCAGCTGTTAGTTTTTGGTCTTTTTGTAGTGCTTCAATGTTTCTAATATCAGTCCTAACTTCATAGTTAGTACCATCTATTCTGTTTATACCTTTTGATATATCACTATTAAATTTATCTACTATCTTGTTAAGCCTTGGTAATATAGCATTTAAATACAATCCCTTTTCTGCTATTGTTTTATTATCCCTAGTTGAGCTTGCTTGGTCATTGAATAATACACTATCAACATTGTAAGCGTTACATAATTGACGATCTGTTAATACAACTGATTCAATTAACTTTAAATCACTTGCACTCATACCCATAGCTTGGTATTTCAAACTTGCAGACGTAATATGCACACTGTTAATCTTATCAATACCTCTAATAGTGTCGTTTAATTTCTTCTTTACTGCTTTCGCTTCTTCTACACCTAAATTAACACCTCCTCCATTACGGTTAGATTCATTAGATAATATACCCCTAACACCTTGGTTTTTTACCAAAACGCTCTGAGCTTTCTGTATATCTGTAGATCCAGTCAATGCATATAAACTAGCCTGTAAAGGACTTAAACCCTTTAACGTGTTTAATCCAATTGTAGTAGGATTAATATATTTTAAATGACTTACCTCATCAGAAGTATAGTTTTTAGTGTTGTGTTTATCGTATAGTTTAAATCCAGCATTAGGTAATAAATAACTGTTAGGCACTTTTGGTTCTACTATTCCACTAGGCAAAACTTCATAACCATCTACATATTTATTAGTAGTTAGATTCAATTTTTCTTGATATAGATTACCTGAAGTAATCATATAAGCCATTGTAATTTCTTTCCATTCATTAGTAGAAAGTGATTCACCTCTATAAATAGCTGGATTCTGTAATATGTTGTAAATTTTACCGCTAAAAATTTCTTCATCATTATCAATATCCCACACCATTAACGGAACGGACAAAGCAGTAGTAATTATTTTATTAATAATAGAATATGCAGTAACATTACCACCATATCCATCATTTATTAATGTTTGTTCGTTTTGATTATTCAAGTCTATTAATCCATCACTACCCCAGCCAAATTCTTTCACCATCTGAGTTGGGAACGTTACAGTTACTTTATTGATTACTTTATTAAATGCTTGTTTAATTATATTCATTTAATAAAATATGTGTAACCCAAAAAACCCACTGAATTAACAGTAGGTTCTAGGAATATATGGAAAATATTTCTTTTTGTCATCAATTGTTACATTGCTATACGTGACAAATATAATAAACTTTTTTAAATAAACGCCTAATTTTTATATTTATTTACATTTAGTTGTTTGACTCATATTTAAACTAGGGTAATCTTTGTTACCTTGTTCTTCAAAGTCTTTCATTTCGTCTTTTGATCCAGTAAATTCATAATCATAACTAGATGTACCTAGTTCTGAAGTAGTTTCTATTGTGCAAACCCATGTTTTTGTACAGCTGGTTAATGCGATCACTGCTAAAATTGTTACTATCTTTTTCATGTTATATTTATTTAATTTTTATGGTTATAAATTACTTCTCTTTTTTTATCTTTTTTTTCTAAAGTTTTTATAAATTCTATTGCATCTTCTAAGGTAGGAAAAGTATTTATAAAATCTGTTTGCACCCAAAAAATATAATACCATTTTTTATGTTGAACTTCATACCCACTATACCTATCTGTAGCTACTCTATATTTTGTTTTCATATTATTTAATTTTTAATTCTTCACCAGTCAACGCAAAGTAAAGGTTTTGTAATTGGTGTACATATTCAATATCATTACACCCAACTCCGTTATCATATTCATCCGCTAAATAATATATTGGTTCGTTATCTTCAGTAGTTGTTACTTTTAAATCTCTAATATAAACTTGATTATTATTATACCCAAACTTAACCAACCATTCCTCGGTGAGTGGTATTGGTTCTGCTTGCCACTCAGTAGAATAATCTCCACTAAAAGTAATTTTATCAACCGTTAATTCTTCAACTATTAAAACTTCTTTTGTGAATCTTTCTAAAAATAAATTACCGATTCTCAATTCCTTACTTTCTATCATTATAAATTTTTTGTGCTAATTCTTTCGCTTCTTGTAATGTCATATCCTTATTTATTTAAATACTGTGTTTTGTTTTACATTTTTTACATTCCCATTCAGTCCTAAAAGTTTCTGAATATGTGCAAATCCAATTATCATCTATATTATGAAATAGAATACAGTAAATATACTTTAGAAACTTCATATCATTATTTATTTAATCCGCTTAACTGTTTTATTTTAACCCCGTTAGAATTTTTAATTTTTCTAATTCATTTCTTTTAAACTTAATAATAGTCTGCATTCTTTTTAGTTCTATAAAGGTGTATGTTTTACCCTCAACACTCAAATAATATTCTAAGTTTTTAATTTCTTCTTTTAATTCTTTAATTCTCTTTTTATCTAAAACCTTGTCAGTAAAGATATTTATCCAAAAAATTAATTTATAATATTGTTTCATAACTTTCTATTTTAATCC